CTTTGTAAATGAATGAGCGTCCAAGGAAGTTGAGTTCGATCCAATCGTAAAATTCTGGTATAGGTTTATCTTTCTCAATTCCTGTGTACTCCATTCTGAAGTGGTCCCAACAGATCTTCTTGAACACGATCATGTTGAAGAATTTCTTGATGAAGGGATGTACCGCAACTAAGTGGTCATCTCCAAATGCTATAATAACGGCCATCTCAATGACCTCTCTAATGGACAGAAGTGGTGTTCCGTCCCGTTCGTGGGCTTCTCTATTTGCAATGATGATTGCATAAATAAAGAGAAGCACAACAACAAGAGAGTTCAAAACCGTTGTTAGCAAGTTGCCGCTGGGGTTTCCAAGTTTACACATGTAAACCAAGTTCAATAGGACATGAACTGCATTGTGGCAATCTCTCAAAATATTCATCCTGATCGTTTCATCTCGTTCTTCAAAGTTCGTTCCGCTTCTGTACCATTGGTTGATCATCATGTAGACGCAGTAACAGAGAATCCATGCAATTGATGCGTCAAATTTCTTAAAGTCTCCTTGTAGTAGTCCTGCATCAAGTCCGAATTTCTGTAGTCGTTTAATGATATGTCCCCATTCCCATGAATGTGGGTTGATTCCAAGTGCACAGTAGCTGAAGTTGTGTGCTGATTCCATGTTCTCTACGAATGCTCCGAAGAACATGCGCATTGTGATCAATAGGTCGAGTGGTGCTGTGGACATGAGTCTAGTGTCACATATCCAATGGATTTGGTCATCTCCATCGATCACAAAGATCTTTCGTTGTGGTAGTCTTTCATCTTTCTTGTTGTCGTTCCAAATTGTCTTGATGATGTCGTGTTTCTTCTGTGTCATTCCTGGTGATACTTTGTCCCAGTTGGAAAAATCAGTATTGATAGAATATGTTTCAATTCTCTCATGTACCATGTCTTCCAACATCTGTATTGCGTGATACTCGTCTGAATCGTCAATCATGACTATGAAGCTTGTCTTTCCTTTAGACACGCCTTCACAGAAAAGAAGTGGGATTCCTCGTGATGTGTTTCGT